TATTTAGTGTGTAATCTACCTTGCTCTGCCCACTTAATCATATCTGAGTTAGTCGGCATTTCTGCTCCTACCATTCTAAGGAAAGAAGCAATTGTTCTATTTCCATAACGCTCAAATTCCTTTTCATAAGTATCGGGAAGATACTGATTCAAGAAATCAAAGTTTGTTATGTAGTTTGTTTCCAAGACCTGTTTTTGCGCTGAAGGCTGCAAATCCCATCCTGGTGCTGCTTGTACTGCCATAATTTTATAATTTTTTTAGTTAAACTTTTTTAATACTTCTAATTTTGAGTCCTCTTCCGCTACTCGTGTCTCCTACAGCTCGGATTTTTAAACCATCTTTGTTGTATGTTGGCGCAGTAGGTCTTACTTCCATATCAATGTTTTTAGACTTCTTTGCTACACTTTCAACCGTGGTGGCTACACCTTGGTCGTAAAAAAACTGTGCAAACTTTTCAGGATTCATAGCAGCCGCTAAAGCTCTATGGTATCCTTTTGCATCAACCATCATTCCATCTTTGTCCTGAAATTTAGAAACAAAGTTTAAGAAATCTGCTTGTCGATTTTTTACTTCAGCTGCATCTCCTGGTTTAAAGGTAAAACTCTTTTCTCCTACGTTGTACTCAAAACCTTTGAATCCATCGCTAAAAACCTCATCGGTTTTTTTGAGAAAGAAGTCGTGTCTTTTAACTAAAAGGTCATTTACAGCTTCCGATTCCTCTTTATAACTCTTATAAGCATTAAGATTTTTTTCCTGATCTTCCGATAACCCACCCCCACTTGACTCAAGAGGGACTTTATATTTATCTTTTTGTTCATTTAAAAACTTCTTTGCTTTCGCAAGTTCTCGTTTTTTAGCTAATTTTTTCTTCTTAACAGCTTTGGGTTCATCTAAGTCCGTATCGAACATAAACTTGTCCTCAATCATATCTTGAATATCTATAGCATCTAACCCATCTTCGGTAGTTCTATAATAATTAGCTAAGACCTGATCGTCTTCCATAGAGTTGTAGTCTTTTTGTAAGGCTACAAAATCCTCTATTCCTCGACCAGTTTCTTTTTTATACTTAAAATATGCAGAAACATCTTCAGGTAATTCTTCATTTGCTTTTTGTTGAGCAAATAAATCATCTACTGAGTTTATTTCTTTATCATATCTATTTTTAATATATGAAAGAACGTCTTCGTCATTTAACTCTGACGAGGGAGTTTTTTCTTTTGCTTCAGCTTCTGCAGGGCTTTCTGTGGTAGAATCTTCTTTTACAGGCTCTTCCACTACAGGCTGCTCAGCTGCTTGCGTTTCCTCTTCGTGTTTTTTTAATAATTCCGCTTCAATTTCTTGAGCAGATTTTTCTTCAACTAAACTTACTTCTTTTACTTTTATATCCATTTGATTAAATTTTTTACAAAGTTAATAATTATATTATATTTATTTTTAGCCTATCTTGGCTCAAATTCTGCTAAATCAAAACCATCTAAACTATCCTCATTAGACTCGAAATTTATAGATGGTAAATTACGTTTTCGCTGCTCAATCATTTTTGATTGTTGAGTAGCCTGGAGTTTAGTTCTAAAATCTTTAGCGTCTTCTTTTTTCTGTTCTCTTGCGTCTAATTGCGATTGTTCTACGCCTTTTAGCTGCATTTGATACTGGAACTCTTCTTGCATTAACTGACCTTTTAAGGCCGCTTCAGCTTTCATTTTTTCAATTTCAAAAGAAATATCAGCTTGTCTATATTGCATTTTAGCTTGAGTTTCCATTTGAATATGCTGAGCATCCATCTGAGCTTTAGCTTGCTGTGCTTGCATTTGCATTTGAGCGGCCATCTGCTGCTCTTGCATTTTAGCAGCCTGCTCTGCTTCTTGTTTTTTCTTACGCTTTAGCTTCAATAGCTGGTTAGCCATTTTTATGTTTTTAATTTCTCTAACATCTATAGCGTCTTCTAAATTAATATCTTGTTGAGATAAAGCCATTTGTATATTTTGCTCAAGCATTGCTTTTTCCTCTTCGTCAGGAGCAAGGTCAATAAATATTCCAAAACTATGGAGGTATAGGTTTTTAATATCTCCTAATAATTTTACATTGTATTTACCTATCTGCATTGCAAATTCATCAGCAAAATCAGAATATTCTAAAACATCAGCAGTTCTGATAGCCAAGGCCTCGGCAATCGTTTTAGTTATATACAAGCTTCCCTGTAATATATGACGAGTAGCTGTATTGGAATTTAAGGCAGCTAATTTTTGAACTCCTACTAAAGAGTTAGGATCTGGTGTAGAACCATCTCTCGCTTCATTCAATCCAGTCACTTGTCTTACCATATCTAAATAGTAGTTAAAGTTTTGAATTAACATTTGCATTTTATTAGCACCACTCGATGCAGTTAATTGCTGAATAGGAACTCTGGCGTTATTAAATTCCCCATCTTGAGTGTAACTTCTTCCCACCACACTACCTGTTTGGAAATAAAGTCTTAGAGCGTCTTCAGGGTTATAGGCATTACCCGTCCCTAAATCCACCTCATTAAGCCCGTCAGCGTCAATAAAAACACCATCTGGGACAACTCGTGATAATACTTGTTGTATTTTTAAGTGTGTCATCTGAATTAAGTCAGCAAATGGAATCATTCTTCGGCATAAAGACTCGATTGTGCCTTTATACATTCTTGGCGCACAGGCTATATAGTTAGGTAAAGCGTATTGAGTTGCTGCCGCAGGTCTAACCATATTCTTTGCTTTATCCCATTTTAACACAATGTTTGTACCCATTACCATTATTCCATCATACCAAATATCTATTTTTCTTTCCACTCTCTCAAATTTACCTTCATCCATCATTTCTTGTGGAGGGTTAAACTGGTCGTCTTTTTCAACTACTTTAAAGTTTCCGTCTGGAGTTTCTTTTTTCTTATAAACAAAGCTATTAGTGGTTTTATAATTAAAATACATCAAAGTACATGTATCTCGAGCAAACATACTGTTTTCATAAAACTGAGCTACATTAAAATAATTATACCAAGCTTGGCTATATTTAGAAATTTCTTCTAAATCTTCTTTAGTAATATCTGGGTCTATTTTTACCAACTCCGTCATTGGAACAGTTTTAATTTCACCCCAATAAAAACAATCTTTAAAGTAAGGGTCTTCAGTATAACTGTATACTACATTAGCTGGATCAACATAATCTATAACTACTCCTTGTCCTAATTGAAATTGATGACGCGTAATACCTATACCTATAGTGGTAATATCGTAGTCTACTCTTTTTCTAATATCATTGTAATGGTTTTCGGAAAGTAAAGTATTGATAGCTTCTTCCGCTGCTATTTCAATAGCAGGCTTGTATTTCATATTCATATACAAAGCCAGTTCTTCATCGGTTTCTGGAACTTCATCTTCGTTCATTGTAAACACTTCTACCCCGAAGTCTTGTTGAATTTGCTCAAACAGAGGTTTGGCTACCATATTATCTCTTACGTTTTGCTCAAACGCACCTCTACGTTCAGCTGACAAAGCGTCTTCTGCATAACACTTAACGTCAAAGAGTCTGTCTGACATCCCATTAACCACAATATCTATGAATTTAGGAATAATAGCTATAGGTGTCCAATCTAAATTAAGATAACTTAAATCTCCATCTATTGCTAATTCATTTTTATATTTAGCTATCGACTGCTCTCCTCTGGCGTAAAGCCTGAGTTTGTTAAATTGTTGCCATTGACTATAAAACCTACATTGATTGCTATCTTTTCTAAACCACTCGTATTGGATAGCCTGCCCTACTTGTAACCCGTATTCATAAGTTTCTTTAGTGGCATCCGAAACAAATTGATCAGGAAAAGCAGTAGACTGTAAATTTACTTTAACGTCTTTCATTTATTAATTAGTTGACTTACTGTGCTTTTGTTATTATATCTTGCAAAGTTAATGCTTATTTTTGATTGTTTTTGAACAGGAGTATATAAATGTTTTTGATTTGCCATAATTGCTAATCCCGAACTAATTGAAGCATCAAATTTTGTTCTATTACTAATATCAAATCTCGCCCAATCCTCTAATGTTCTACCAAAATACATTTCACCCATATCATCTTTTTCTCTATACGCTCCTGTTAAATCTAACCCTATATGTTTTTCTATATAAGATTCAATCGCAGATGCGTGAGATTGTTTTACGTCTTCCGAAGTATTAGGGATTCCTCCTAATTCTCGTTCTGTCTTTGATAGTTTGTTATATCGTTTGTCAGGCCTGTTCATACAAAAACCTCTGTACCCTCTATTTTTAAAGTGATACAATAACCGAGGTTTGTTGTTTTCACATAAAATCGGCATACCATAAAATATACACGCCATCAACACTTCTTCAAAAAATATTTCTGCTGTTTGAGGGCGAGCTATGTATTCTAAAAAAAAATAATTAGAAGGAGCTTCGTCCATATTAAATTTTGTCAAACCATGCAAAGATCCATTAGATCCTTTTCCTACAACTACACCAGAAATATCGTAAGAATCACAACCAAACGAGCCTAAATGTTCGTTGCCAGGATACTTTGAGCTGAGCTTTGTTATAACCTGGTTTTGTAATTCTTTTCTCGGTAGCCAAGTTACAAAAAATCTTCCATTTTTATTTGGACTCCAAATAACTTGGGAATCTTTGATTCCGTCCTTCCATCTAAACGATCCTTGAGTTACAAAATGCTCTCTAATTAAGGAGTCATTATAGTCAATTTGTTGATATATTTTAGTTAAATTAAATAGAGATTGTTTTGATTCATCACGAAATGCGTGAGACTCAGTTCGAGGGAATTGCCTGTAAAACTCATTTAATGCGTCAGGATCTTGACTTAACGAATCAACCTCATTAGTCCAATAATCCACAGCTCCTACATATATATCCTCATCATCAATTCCTCTTACACTTTTAGCTGGGGAGTTAAAGACAGGCATACCATATCTATCTATATATCCTTCAAAATTCCATTCCATAGGTATAAATAAATTATACAAGCCTGATTTGGTTTGCCCATTCTGATTTCTTTTAGAGCAATCCGAATCTTCAAAAAGCTTTTTAAAATTATTACCTCCCTTGTCTAAAGCGTTAGAAGTAGAACCCATCATACATTTTCCTATAATTTTACTCCCTAATCGTAAGCATGTTTTGGTTACCCTCCAATTGTTTAAAATATTTTCAGGCCTTTCCCATTTACCACTCTCATCATGTATTAGTAATTGTAGTTTTTCTCCATCATAAGAGTTATCAGAAGTGTTTTTCCAATCAATAGTTGTGTCTAATCCTTCAAGCTCCTCCTCACCCATATCATACATATTTTTTTTAGTAATTTTTGAAGCAGGAACACGGTAGGCTAACTCTGTTTTAGGTTTATCCATACCATCTTGGATGGGTTTAAAAAAGAAAGGATAATTGTTAGAAATAGGAACTACCTTGTCGGTAAACATTTTTTTAGCATCAGCTCCTGTTTTAGAAAGTATACCTACTCTTGAGTCTTTAGATATAGTGGCTTTATTTACCCCTTCACATGAACTCATAAAAGAAAATCCTGAACGCCTTATTTTTAAATAACACATACCAAAACTTCTTTTATCTAACTTACATGCTTCCCAGAATAAATAAAAAATTCTATTAGCCTCTCTAAAATCTGGATGACCTACATCGATTTTAGTCCACTGGAGGTACATATAATGTGTACCTGTAATATAGGTAGGAATACCATTATTTAAAAACCAATGACCTTGTTCACGCTTATCAAATTCGGACTCAATATAATCCACCCATTTGGATTTAAACAAACCAGGTGCTTCGTGCCAGTGAAATATGGTTTGTACTCTTTTTAATTCTTTAGGAAACACTTCGGGTTTCCAATATTGATTTTCTTTTTTTAATGTAGAGGTAAGTTTGGGGGTAGAAGGAAGCGCTATGTTTAAGCCGCTAACTGTATAAATATCACCAATTGTTCCGTCTTTAGATACTATAACTATATCATACTTTTCATTATACCCTGGCCTCCAAGAGTGTGAACGATTTTTAGTAGCCCTAACCGACTTAGGTACTAAATGATTGTTCTTAATATAAATTCTATTTAGACCTGGATTCTGCAAAACCTTTAGGTGTATTATTAGTTTTTACTTCTACTCCTTCTAATATATCTTTTTCCTCTCTAATTCTTTTAAGTATTTCAAAAGCATCAAAAATTGCTAATTTTTTCGTAGCTGCTGCATTCTTTAATCTATCAGGCGCAAGTTCATCATCTTTGTCATACTTAATAATATCCTCTTTAGCTACTTTAATCAGCTGAACCACAGCTAATTCTCCTGCTTTTATAATTTCTAATTTAAGTTTTTTATTGTCCAAAATTTAAAGTTATATTGTTAGTAAACATTCTATAAAGTTTTTCTCCTTCAACCTTAAACTCATATTCTGATTCAGGCTGAAAACTTATTTCGTCTCCCTCTTTTAACCCCAGCTTTAATAGCTGATTATTTATATATTTTATCGTACCCATTAAAGGCTCTTCAGTGCTTCCTGAATTTAAAAATTTTTCTTTTATCTTTATAGGTTTGACAAAGCAATATTTATCATGCGCCTTCCAAACATTGTTGTGCTGATATAAAAAAAACTGATCATAGTCAACAAAAAATAAATCATCTTTAAAAAAGCTTTTACCACTTTTTCTTCGACCATACATATCATTATAAAACTTAAACACATTGTGATGGACTAAAAGAGTATCTCCTTTTTTAATTTCTCCTTTATAATTAATTGGTAATGATACTACAGTAGCGTATCGGTTAGAAGCAGTATGGTCTTCTTCAGAGGTGCTGGTAAAAAAATCCACTTTGCCTATTTTTTTTATATTTGCATACCGCCTATTGTTAACAGGCGTTACAATAAAAGAATATGGAGATTGCATTAAAAATTTATATTATATTCTAACGAAACAGGCATTGTTGTCTTAAACTCTTTCCAAAGCAAAACTTCTTCTCCTTTTATAATCCAAATTTTAAATGATTGCTTGTCTTGCTGAATAAGGTGGATTTTATGGTTGCCTCCCAAAACTTCTTGCCCTACTATATAATGCATCGCTCCAGACTTATAGTCTGCTCCGACAGAGATTTTTCTTATGTCCATTTAATTAAAATGTAGACAACGTCAAGACTCTATACCTAATATTT